GTGCTGGATCTGCTGCAAAAACAGTTCCAACAGATAATCCTTTAGCTAAAACCCAAGATTTAGTATCAAAATCCCAACGTACAGAAGCAGCTCCTTCATCGACAGTTTTAGCAACTGCACAAAGTAAACCACCGCTAGTTCTTGGTTCTATTACTAATTCTGTTGGCGATTTTAATTCCATAGGTAAACAATTATATCACAAATTAGATAATTTCAACGAAATTTATAAAGCATTATCTGCAAAAATTAACGATGTTAAAACTGAATTACAACCATTAGCAACTAAATATAGTGGCGACTTAAAGGCAAGAATTAAAGAAAAAGCTAGTTTAAAAGAAAAATTAGCAAGTGATCCTACTTTTACACCACAAAATATGTCTGATGTTTTAGGTACTAGAATTACAGTTGACACGATTAACAACGCAAAATTACTCATGGCAGAATTAAATCGAAAATTTAAGTTAATACTTAATGATGATTTTTTAGATGATGTAGGTAGAACTATATCACACAATACAGATTACAGAGCTATTCATGCACAAATATTAACTAAAGATGGTTATTCTTTTGAACTACAAATAAGATTAAAAGAGTTAGAAAATTTAACTGAACAATCACACGCTATCTATAAAAAAACAAAATACCAAAAAGATCAAATATCTGCCAAAGAATTAACTGATTTATTAACTCAACAAACAACAATAAATAAAAAATTATCAAAAAAATATTTTGAAATAAAAGAAAAAGAATTTAACAGATTAAAAAGCGGAGATCCATTAGATCGAGAAATACCTTATGCTTTAAGAATTGATGATGCTACTGGAGAAAAAGTACCAGTAACTATAACTGCTAGAGAAGCATTTGAACAAGCAGCTAAAGATGAGACAATGTTAAATAGATTGAAAGATTGCGTATGAGCCAGTTTAGAAAATGTATTATTAATGGTGCTAAAGAGGGTTTGATAAGTCAAACACAAGCTCAAAAATTACAAGATATGTTAAATGAGTTAGAAGATTTTTTTACATATCAAAAAGGTTTAGATAGATCACAAGCTCAAAGAGCTGCTGCTAAAAAAACTTACGATCAATTAAAAATAGAAAGTGCAGAAAAATTAAGAGCTACATTACTACAAAGAAAAGTAATGGATCAAATCCAGGATAGATTATTAAATTATAGAAATAGTAAAGGCGAAGTAGATGTACCTAATGCAGTTAGATCTATGTATGCGCATGATAATTATTCAACTGAATTTAGTATTGAAAGATTAGTTGATATGGAAAGAGGTAAAGCTCACGCATTAATGAATAATGTTTTAGATCAGCTAGCTTATAAAATAGGTGGCAGACAAACTAAATTACAAAAAACTAATCTTAAATTAATGATTAGAGAATTAATGGGAGAAAATACTGGTAATCAAAATGCTAAACAATTAGCTGAAGCCTGGAAACAAACTGCTGAACATTTAAGAAAAAGATACAATAGTTTTGGTGGTAAAATTTTATCAAGAAAAGATTGGGGATTACCACAAATACATGACACATTATTAGTTAGAGCTGTCGCTAAACAAGATTGGATTGATTATGTTTTACCAAAACTAGATCTTGATAAAATGACAGATGAAAGCACGGGTTTACCCTTTACAGATAAAAGTATTCAAAAAGCATTAAGTCAAGTTTACGATAATATTTCAACAGAAGGTATGGCAACTTTCAAACCTGGTACTAATTCTTATGGTAAAACATTTGCTAATAGAAGAACCGATCACAGATTTTTAGCTTTTAAAAATGCAGATGCTTGGATGGAATATCAAACAAGATTTGGTAATCCAGATCCTTTTGTAACTATGATGGAGCATATAAACGGCATGAGTAGAGACATAGCTTTATTAAAAACATTGGGGCCAAATCCAGATGCAACACACTCATTCTTATTACAAACTATTAAGAAGCAATCAACATTAGATACAGCAGCAGAAGCACAAGGTAAATTTAAAAGAAAAAAAACTAAACTTTCTGGTAGTGAACAAGATAGAGCAAATGCAATAGTTGAAAGTATTAATAATTTATATGCTTATCACAAAGGTACTTTAAACCAACCAGTTAATGCTTTTTTTGGAAATACGTTTGCTGGTTTAAGACAAATATTAACTTCTGCACAATTAGGAGGAGCAAGTATTATGGCTCTTTCAGATTTTAACTGGTCAAGAATAACATCTAAATTTAATGGTTTACCATCTTTCAAAGCTAACAAAATGGCTACTAAATTATTATACGATGGTATTAAAAAAGATAGTTCATTAAGTAGAACTGCTATGCGATTAGGATTAATTGCAGAAATGCAATCAACAGTAGCTGGAGTTCAAGCAAGATATTTAGATGACATAGATACACCTATGTTAGCTAAAAGAATTTCTGATGTAATTTTAAGAGGTTCTGGATTATCTCATTTAACACAATCTGGTAAGTGGGGTTTTGGTATGTCTGTATTAGGAACACTTGCAGATGAAAGCGGTAAAGTTTTTAATAAATTAGATCCAAATCTGCAAAAAGCATTAACAAAATATGGTATAGATGATGAGGCTTGGGATATTATTAGAGCTACTAAATTATATGATGCTGGTATTGATGAACCTTCTATGGTTGGTAAAAATATAACTTTTTTAAGACCCGATGATATTCATGCAAGAGCAGATCTAGCTCCAGATGTAAGAGAAGATTTAACAACAAGGTTAATGAATTTTGTTACTTCTGAAACTAACTTTGCTGTACCTACTGCATCTGCAAAAGGTAGAACTATTTTAGCGGGTAGTACCAAAGCGGGTACTGTACCTGGAGAATTGATGAAATCAGTTTTAATGTATAAAAACTTTGCAATCACGTTAGGTTATACTCATTTAGCTAGAGGGTTTCAGCAAGTAGGTTTAAAAGGTAAGTTTAAATATTTAGTACCAATGATTGTAACGGGTGGTGTTATGGGTGCTTTAGCTTATGAATTAAAACAAATAGCAGCTGGTAAAAAACCTACTGAATTAAAAGATATGGGAGTTAGATATTGGATAAATTCATTAGTGTATGGTGGTGGATTAGGAATATTTGGAGATTTTTTATTTGCAGATCAAAACAGATATGGTGGATCTTTGCAAAAAACTATTGCTGGGCCAGCTGTTGCTTTTATAAATGATGCAATACAATTGACTATTGGTAATGCTATGCAGCTAGCCTCTGGGGAAAAAACTAATGCGGGTAAAGAATTAGCGGCATTTATACAAAGATACACTCCTGGTTCAACACTTTGGTACACCAGGTTAGCATTTGAAAGATTAATTATAGATACACTTGAAAGGTTAATTAACCCAGATTTTGATGCAGATAATAGAAGAAAAGAAAGAAACTTAAAAAATCGTACTGGACAAGAGTATTGGTGGTCTCCAGGCGAAATTACACCAAATTAGTTATAGACAATAAAGACTTTTTTAAATAAAGAAAAACATAGTGTAGGATTTTCATGCCTACAAACTATATTTTTCACAACCCAAAATAAAAATTATGACGATTAGCACGACAACTATTTTAAATTCATATAGTGGAAATGGATCCACAACTGCGTTTGCGTACACGTTTCCAATAAATACGACATCTGAAATTACAGTAATTGAGAGATCTGCTACTGGAACAGAGACAGTTAAATCTGAAGGAACTGGATCAACAAACTATGGTATAGCTGACAATGGCGCATCGGGTGGTACAATTACTATGGTTACAGCTCCCGCATCGGGAACTACTTTGCTTATCCGTAGAAATACAAGTTTTACACAAGAAACTGATTATGTAGCAAACGATCCTTTTCCAGCTGAAACTCACGAAGACGCTTTGGATAAACTCCAAATGCAAAACCAAGAGCTTGAAGAAGAATTAAATAGATCATTAAAAATTTCAAGAACAAACTCTATGACAAGTACAGAGTTTACTACGTCTGCTTCTGATAGAGCTTCTAAAGTTTTAGCATTTGATAGTTCTGGAGAATTATCTGTAACCCAAGAATTAGGTACTTTTAAAGGATCTGATGCAACAGTTACAACTGCTGCTTATGTTCAAAGAGATATAATTAAATCAACGACAGCTGCTCAACTTAACAATGTTTATATTAATGTTGCTGATAGTGTTGTTGGAGATAGCTTAACAGACACCGATCACTTTGCATTATTACTTGATGCTAAATCTGCGGCTGATAGTGCTACCGCTGCTGCTACATCCGCAACTAATAGTGCAAACTCTGCTACCGCTTCAGCTTCATCTGCTTCAACTGCATCTGGTCATAAAGATACAGCATCAACTAAAGCTACTGAAGCCGCTAATTCTGCTACTGCTGCCGCAAGTTCTGCAACAGCTGCGGCTAACTCCGCTGATGCTTTTGATGATGTTTATCTTGGAACTAAATCTTCTGATCCATCAACTGATAATGATGGTGATGCTCTTGCAGAAGGTATGCTCTATTTTAATTCTACAAGCGATAGTTTACGTGTTTACAATGGTTCGTCTTTTCAAGATGCAGCTGTTGATACGACATCTTTTTTAACACTTACTGGAACACAAACATTAACAAATAAAACTCTTACAGCTCCTAAAATTGGTACTTCTATTTTAGATACTGGCGGAAACGAATTAGCTAAATTAACAGCTACTGGTTCAGCAGTAAATGAATTTACAGTTGCCAACGCTGCAAGTAGCAATGCTCCAAGATTATCATCAACTGGTGGAGACAGTAATATTGATTTAGATTTATTAGCCAAAGGTACTGGTCATATAACTGTTAGAGGAAATACTAATTCTGGTGCTATTCAATTTAATTGTGAAAGTAACAGTCATGGTCAAATTGTAAAATCACAACCTCACTCTGCTGCTGTTACAAATGAAATGTTATTACCAGCTGGTGCTAGCTCAACTTTAGTATCTTTAGTTTCAACAGATACACTTACAAACAAAACTTTAACATCGCCAAAAATAAATGAAGATGTAGCAGTAACTTCAACTGCAACAGAGCTAAACGTATTAGATGGTATTACAGCTGTTGTTGGAGAATTAAATGCTTTAGATTTAGGCAGTACAGCCATTGGAACTGCAATAGCTAGTAAAGCTGTGGTTTTAGATGCTAATAAAGATTATGCTGGAATAAGAAGATTAAGTGTAACAAGAGCAAACATTCCACAAGTAGCATTATCATCTTCATCAAATGCTGTTGCTTGGGATGCTTCTGCTGCTCCAAACGCTTATCATATAACAACAGAAAACACGACTTTTTCTGCTCCAACTAATAATGTTGAAGGTGCTTTTATTTGCATTGAGATAAATTACAATGGTTCACACACTATTGCTTTTAATACAATTTTTGAATTTGCAGCATCAACTGCTCCAACATTTACATCAACCGATGCAAAAACGGATATATTAGTTTTTCGTTTTAATGGAGCTGTATATCAAGAGGTTGGAAGAACATTAAATTTAAGTGAAAGTTAGGATATAATATGTACGCATTAATAACAGACGGATCAATTTCAAAATATATTAATAATCCAAAATCTTTAGTAATAGGAGACGTAAGGTATCCAGCTAAAATATTTCAACTGTGGTCAAAATCAGAATTAAATGCCATAGGTATTTATGAAATAACTTTTGATGACAGTAATAAAAAAGATGAGAAATGGTACATCAACACTAATCAATCATTTACTTATGATGCTTCTGCTGGAACTGTAACTGCAAGTTATGGATCGGCTACTGCTAAAGCTCATGCAGACACTACTTGGTCTCAACAAGATAGTGATGATGGAGATTTACCAGATGACAAAGAAGTTGGAGATATAAAAACTAGAGGATTAAAATATAATTTAATACAAACTTTAAAATCACAAGTAGCCAATGAACTTTCTAAAACTGATTGGTACATAACTAGAAACACAGAAAAATCTACTGCTATACCAAGTACTATATCTACTCACAGAGACGCAGTTAGAACTAAACAAGCAGAAATGGAAACTGCTATAACAAACGCAAGTGATACTCCAGCATTAGAAACTTTATACACATACACAGAGCAAGATGATGGTTCTGTTACTAGACCATTAGGCGAACTTCCAATACTGGAGAGTTAATGATTATTCTTGGCACTAATTCTGTAAAAGCAGCTGGTGGTTATGATGTAGCTAACTCATGTAGGTTTAATGTAGGAAGTAATGATTTTCTATCAAGAACTATTGGAACACCTACTGATGAAGATAAATGGACATTTAGTGTTTGGTTAAAAATAACAGGAGAAGCACCATCTGTTCAATATGGAATACTATCAGCTGGTAATTATCCAAGTGCTTATGAAACTATCCATCTAAATGGGGGCGATCAATTATTTTATCATTATAATGATGGTGGTGGTGCAAATCATGGTGCTGCTAAATATTCTGGGATTATAAGAGACCCATTTGCATGGTATAATTTAATAGTTTCAAGAAATGGTACTGCTGTTAAAGTTTATATTAATGGAAATGATGTTACAACAACTGTTACCTCATACAATAATAGCACTAATGTAATAAATAAAAGTGGTGGTACTTTAAGAATTGGTCATAGTGAAAGAGAAACTTCTGGTAGAAGCTGGAATGGTTATATGAGTGAAGTGGTATTTTGTGATGGACAACTACTAGATCAAACATCATTTGGAGAATTTGACGAAGATAGTGGAATATGGAAACCAGTAGATGTATCTGGTTTAACCTTTGGCAACAATGGATTTTATTTAGACTTTGAAGATAGTTCAGCTTTAGGAAATGATGTATCTGGTAATAACAATGACTTCACAGCTAGTAACCTTACAGCAATAGATCAGACTACTGATACTTGTACAAATAATTTTATGACACTAAATCCTTTATCAACAGATAGTGGTGTTACTTTATCAGAAGGAAATACTGAAAGTGACTATGATGCAAGTGTAGGAAATGCAAAAGGAAATTTTGGATTAACAAAGGGTCGTTGGTATTGGGAAGTAAAACTAACAAATTCAACAAGTGGTTATCCAATGATAGGCATTGGAAGTATGAACGAATCTCAAATGCAAAAAACAACAGGTGGAAGTTATCCAGGCGGATTTACAAATTCTTATGGTGTTTATGGTGTAAATTTAAGATTATATGCTAATGGTGTAAATGAGGGAACACAAGGCTCGTCATATACATCAGGAGATATATTTGGAATTTATTTAGATTTAGAAAGTGGAACAAAAACAATTAAATGGTATAAAAATGGCTCATCAGTATTAAGCTATAATATTACAAATGCTGGAGATGATTACCCTTATACTTGCATAGATTATAATGGTGGAGAATCAAGTGTGAATGTTAATTATAATTTTGGTAATCCAGCTTATTCAATTTCGTCTGGTAATACAGATGATAATGGATATGGCAACTTTGAATATTCTCCAAATATTTCATCAACAAAATATTATGCAGTTTGCACTAAAAATTTAGCGGAGTTTGGATAATGGCTTATACAACTGTCGATAACCCAGAACTTTATTTCCAATGCAAACTCTATACTGGAAATGGTAGCACAAATGCCATTACTTTAGATGGTTCTGAAAATATGCAACCAGATTGGGTTTGGGTAAAGGATAGAGATACTTCTGGTTATAATCATGTTTTAAATGATAATGTAAGAGGTGTTACAAAATATTTAAGATCAAACTTAACAAACGCAGAAGCAACAATTACTGATGCAATTACTTCATTTGATAGTGATGGATTTACTTTAGGAAGTGATGCTTCAAATGGAGAAAGTAATAGAAACACTATTAATTATGTTTCATGGAATTGGAAAGCTGGAACATCATTTAGTAATGATGCTAGTGCAACAAGCATTGGAAGTATAGATAGTTCTGGCAGTGTATCAACCGATGCTGGATTTAGTATTATATCCTATCAAGGAACTGGAAGTGCTGCAACAGTTGCTCACGGATTAGGTGTTGTACCAAAAATGATTATTATAAAAGATAGAGATAATGGAACAGGTTTTAATTGGAGAGTTTATCATCATAAAAATACATCAGCACCAGAAACAGATGCTTTGAATTTAAATTTAACTAATGCCACTAATGATAATTCTACTTATTGGAATGATACTGCACCAACATCTTCAGTATTTACTATTGGAACAGACGCATCATTAAATTATAGTGGAGATGATTACATAGCCTACTGCTTTGCAGAAAAAAAAGGCTACTCAAAATTTGGAAGCTACACAGGTGGATCAGATCCATTCGTCTATCTTGGTTTTAAACCAGCTTTCGTTATGTTCAAAAATGCAAGTGCTACTGAAAACTGGAGAATAGTTGATAACAAAAGAGATGTAGATAATCCAGTTGTTCAACATTTATATCCAAATCTATCTAATGCAGAGGGAAGTGGTGCTTCTTATAATGATTTTGTAGATTTTACTGCACAAGGTTTTAAAATTATAAGTGGTTCTGGAGAAATAGATGGTTCTGGAAATACAATAATTTATATGGCTTTCGCAGAAGCACCATTTGTTACGTCATCTGGTGTGCCAACAACTGCTCGATGATCCATGAAGTTTATACTGCTAATATCAGTATGCTCTTTTTTAGAAAATACTTGCAAAGATCCAGTAGAATTTAATTTACAGTTTAATACTTGGAAAGAATGCGCAATGGCTGCGTATGATACTAGCCAAAAATATTTAAATTTAGAAGATGAAAAAACTATAAACAAATATCGCCTTGCAACTAAATTTAGTTGTGAAGCAATAGAGGAAACGTGATGGCAAAAAAGAAATCTCAACACTCTAACGTAGAGGATTATAATGGTATAAGAATATCTTACCATGAAAAGGTTTGCGCAGAACGAATGAAAACTTTGTTCAAAGCAATCGATGAAATGCGAGTAGATATTAAATCATTAAAAGCTGACATGAATAGAGGTAAAGGAGCTGCTACTATAATAATACTCATAGGTGGTTTGCTTGGCTCAATCTTCTACTACTTCACGAAATAGAACTACTGCTGCTAAAGGTTTATCTAATGAACTATTAGCTGCTGCAAAGTTTGCAAAAGATCCAAACTTAATAGTCTTTACACCCATTGGTGCGGGGCCAATAGACATATTAGTTCTAAACATACAGACGGGAGAGTACACGGCTTATGATGTTAAAACACAAAACTATCGCAAGAATGGCTGGAAGATTAGCCGAAGTAAAACTGGCGAACAAAAAAGATTAGGTGTCAAAATTCTTAATTTTGATCCAGAAAGTAAATGAAGGATGGAAGAAGTTAAACAACGAATTAAAGAACACGAAGGGTTTAGGGATACTGTGTACTCCGATAGCCTGGGTTTCGCTACAATTGGCTATGGCCATTTGGTTCTACCTACCGATGACTTTGTTGAAGGTGTGGCGTATCCTAAAGAGCAGCTTGAAACTGTTTTTGACAATGACTTTCAGATTGCTCTTACATCTGCTGAAGAACTTTTGGAAGAAATAGAAGTACCAGAAACTATTAAAGGTGTCATTTGTGAAATGTGTTTCCAACTTGGAAAACCAAGAGTTATGAAATTTAAAAAAATGTGGGAAGGTTTAGAAGCTGGAGATTACAATAAAAGTGCGGATGAAATGATTGACAGTAATTGGCATAAGCAAACTACGTCAAGATGTGAAAGCCTGGCGGAGCTAGTTAGGAGCTGCGCATGATACAATTTTTAAACATAATAAAAAACCCATTAACTAAAATGGTGTTTAATAAAGCAACAGAACATTTTAAACACAAGGCTGAAAAACAAAAAGTAATTAGAGCTGCTGAAATAGAAGCAGCTAAAGATGTAGATATAACTAGGATCAAAAGCCAGGATCAATCATACAAGGATGAGATATTGATGCTTTGGCTAATTGGAATGCTAACTACTGGTTGGTTTCCAGGTACTAGAGAAAACTTTAGAGAATGGGTAGCAATCATAAATGATCTACCAGATAGCGTATGGTATCTCGTAATCATCGTCTTTACAGCAAGTTTTGGATCCAGAGTTTCTGACAAGTTGATGAACCGAAAGAAAAAGTAATGGCTCGTATTAAGTTTACCCATTTTGTACCAAGGGATAAACCAAAGAAGCGGCCAGGCGTTCATAAAAAATCTTTAAATAAATCAGAAAAAAGACAGAAGAAACTTACAAGATACAAGGGTGGTGGCAGATGAAACAACATAAATGGATGGTTCCTTTACTGGGTACAATCCTTATGGGGTTATCTACCTGGGTACTAATAACTTTAGTTGAGCTTCAAACATTAGTTGGAATGCTGCAACAAGAATTAATGAATATAGATAAACAAATGGGAAGGATCTATGCACACATGGATCGCTTAATGAACAAATGATTGACAAATATATAATAAAATTTCTAGGAGCAATAGACAACTTTACTGCGTGGTTATTTACTCCTCGATGCAAATGTAAGAAAAAAAAATGAAGTGGGTTAAGGGAGTTGCTTATACTTTTTTAGGTATTCTTTGGCTTATTATAATTTTAGGTACAGCTGCATTCGCTGTTGGTAATCAAACAAATACATCTGGATCTAACACAGCTATTGAAGGTAACTATACTGGAGGATCCACAACTTACGAAAGCGGATCTACGTCATCCAGTACAACTACAAACAGCACAACATCTAATATTCGATCAGCTCCATACACATCTGCTGCGCCATCGTTGGGTTCAATGAACAATTGTGCATTAGCTTTATCTGCTGGGGTACAAAATTTCTCAATAGGTGTATCAGCTGGCAGACATTTTATAGATCCCGTATGTCAAACAATTAATCTATCTAAAGCTCTACATGGTATGGGGATGAAGGTTGCAGCTATAAGTGTTTTGTGTGGTAATCCAGAAATATTCCATGCAATGAGTGCAGCGTTTGCAAATACTCCGTGTCCAATTGAAGGCAAGATTGGTGCAGAGGCAACTAAAATATTATTTGAAAAATATAATGGCAAGATGCCAACTTACGAACAGTATCTAAAACTTGAATTAAAAAAAATAAAAGATCAAAAAAATAAAATTAAAATAGAAAAGATTAAACCTAACATAGTTAGATAATGAAATTTTATATTATATTGGCAGCTTTACTTTGGTTGCTATTATCCTGGTTTGCCAATTCAGTTGGTTTAAAAGCTGAAGAAATTACAACTGGTAACTTATTAACCAATGGTAATTTTGAAACGGGTAATGCTAATGGCTGGACAACAAGCGGTAATACCCAGGTAGTCAACGATTGCTGCGAGCTAAATGGTGTATCAAGTAATTATGATTTAGAGTTTGGCGATAGCGGATCTATTTCACAAGATGTTAATTTAACAACTAATACTATTACCCAGAATATGTTGGATAATGGTATTACTTTAAACCAAGTAACCGAGGTGCAAAACGGAGAATGTAATGTATCTGGTTGTTGGGGAGGCAGCGGAGCTGCGGATCAATTTACTATAAATCTTAATATTAAAGATAGCTCTGGTAATGTTATTGCAACCATGCAATCTACTAGAACAGATGTAACGGGTATCAATGGAGCTAATTTTATTGATACTCTTATCTATACTGGTACGGGTTCAAACGTAGGTAACACTACTATTTCTGCCATAGATGCAAATGCTCCAGCAACTCTTGGTGGGCCAAACATAGACAACATATCATTAACCATGACTTATAATAATGTTGTTTTACAAGTAGAAACTAAACAAGCATTACAAGCATTTGAAGAACAAGTTTTATTTCAAGAAGAAGAACAATTTTTTACTGAAGAATTTGTAGAAATATTTACTGAAAAAATAGAAACAATTGCAGCTGCTGCATTACCACCAGAAGAAAAAGCCGTAGAGATAACAGCTGCTGTATTAGAGTTTGAAGAAAAGACAGAAACTAAAGTAACTAAAGCAGAGATCCAAACAGCTTCTTTTTTACCACCACCAACAATGATGATGGAAGAAAAGGAAGAAGAAAAACCAGCTAAAATAGCAATGACTATTATAGAAGAAACTGAAAAGGAGAGTACAAATGTACGGGAAGAAAAAACCAGCGAAAGTAAAGCCGAAGAAAACAAAACAGAAACCGAAGAAAAGGTAACTGCTAAAGCAGAAACTAAAACTAATAAAACTAATACTAAAGTAAGTAAATTAGAAGCGTCTATGGATAAGGTAGATGCAGTAGTTAAAGATGCTGCTAAAAATTTAGAAGTAAAAAGTATTATAAAGCTAGATGCTATGCAAAGTGATAGCTCTATTAACCTGGCTGTCTATAACAACCAGGCGTTTTATAAGAGTAAAGATATATATCTTAATCAAGTTATGATGTTTGATAACAGAGACATCTATAACAATGTAACCTTGGTTAATTACATTAGTAATGATCCAATAAACATTAAAGAAAATATCTTACACGACATCAATAAAAGAAAAGAAAAACTATTAATAGAAATAGAGGTACTTAAAAATGGATAGTATTAAAAAGAACTTAACTAACATAGTTGTCATCATTGGTTTAATTGGTTCCATTGGAGCTGGTTTTACAAAGTATGGAGAACTGACTACTAGATTATCTGAAATAGAAAATAGATCTTCTACTGACTATTCTGCGCAGATTGCAGTATTAGAAGAAAAAGTTGCAAAATTATCAGATGAGATAGAAGGCGCAACGGGTCATGGCCATACTAAAATATTAATAAACGAGAAACAAATTGAATTATTAAAGGTTAAAATAGACGAGATTAAAGCGTCTGCTTCTAACCCACTTGGCGGATAATCTGGTCTGGGTGGCTGGATTTGAACCAGCGATCCCTAGCTCCCAAAGCTAGTGCGTTACCAGGCTACGCTACACCCAGACTTCTATTTTTTCGAGACTTGTATCAGAGAGTTATCGGGGAGTAAATGATGTATCAACGTGATAACAGCTAGGAAAAACAAGCCTTATTTTATAACCTTTTTGGTAAATAAAATTTGTCTAATCGTGGTTGTAAGTGTTATATAACAACGATAATTTACAAAATGATTGGTAGGTTCGAATATTACCAATAGCTATTGGCACACAACAATTCTAAACCATCAGAGAGTAAACGAGGGAGTAAACCAAAGAGGTTTGCTATTTTTTTTGTATTTTTTGAGGGGAAAAAGTAACGAGGGAGTTGCTAGCTCCCTCAATTATTTACGCAATTTTATTTATTGGAGCAGCAAGTGGCAGCTCTTTATCTTGGAATGTATTTTCGCCAGCTAGCTCTCGGTTTAATTTAGGCATTAGAGGCGCATAGAGACGTTGTAGCTTGCGTTCTTCCATAATGTTAGCTTCTATCTCACGAAACTTTTTAGCCACCATATCTTGCTTAAATAAAGGTATCTGTTGCAGCACCAGTTCTGGATCTCCATTGTATAATAAGTTAATATCCCAACCTTCAGTTTTAGCTAATAAAAATAGCTTATCAGATCCAATTCCATTTTGAGCTTTTTCGTATTTTTGGATTTGTTGAAACGTAAGATTTAAAGATTTAGAAATTTTAGCTTGTGTCTTACCGCTAATAGTTCTTAAAACGAACATCATTTTTGCTATTCGTTCCTTCTCTTGTAGTGCTGGCATTTATCATCCTTTAGTTATTTGATTAATAGCAGCTTTTCTTTGTTTCTCATTCAAATTCAAATCTCTGATGTAGTTAGCTTGTCTAATATCTTTAGAGTTACCAAATCTATTATCCATTTGCTTATCAGTTAAAATTTTAAGTTCTTCCATACGAGATATGCTCCACTTTCTAAAAGGAGACATCCCATTTGGCCAATGGATCCCTAATCTTTTAGCAGAAACTTTAACTCTTTTTCTAGCTCCGTGGATAGGTACATTAAACACTCTCTTAAATGTTCTTCGTTCCATTTTATTTATATCTGGATTATTAAAAGTTACGTTTCTATGTGTAATTGGAAACATCTGCGCTTTCATCCATATACTAAACAGCTCTAAACATTGATCTGATACTTCAACAAATCGTCTTTGGGTCTTTACCTGGTAGGGTCTAAAGTTATTTTCTTCATTGATTGAGTGATCTAAAAACACACCACCAGCATTAAAATCTACATTCTCATAACAGATCCCAAGCAGCTCACTTAATCTGGCTCCAGTTTCAGCAGCACATTTGTACAAAGTTTTTAATTGTATATCTGGTTCTTTATTTACAACAGCTAACAGCTCTGGAGTAGTAGGCATCCACTTGATTTGAGTATTGTAATCTTTAAAATATTTTGGCCCGAATTTAAAATTAGCAATGGTATAGTCAATCTTCCATTGTCTGCTGGCACAAAAATTTACGAATTTTTTAAATTCTAATACCGCAGCTCTAATAGTTACTCTACCAATGGTTTCAGTTTTTTTCTTATAGAAACCGAACCCATCTTTTTTAACCCATTGTAGAGCTTTACTATTTTTAATACCAAGTAAAGTTACTTCTCTAAAATCTGATAATAAATAATCTGCTAAATATTGCTTATTGATATGGGGTCTAACATGATTGTTAATGTATGCTACTTGCATATCTTTATATTTAGATGTCGTGTCTGGATCGCTATTAATAACTTTAAAGTATTCATCAAAAGCAAAATTAAATTCTATTTTTTGATCTATGACATCTATCTTATCTGAATTTTCTAGTTTAGATCTTAACGCTTCAGCTTTCCTTTTCTCATTCAAACCAAAAGTTTCTTTATTTTGTTTTTTAGTTTTGCCGTTTACCTGGTAAACAACTTGAACGCATAGTTTTTTACCGCCAGCTCTGTCAACAGTAACAACTTGAACTTTCATATATTAATTATCCTCCATCTGTTCGTTAAGTAACATTCTTTTTTCTAAATGATCGATTATATCAAAACTATCTTTTTTAACTTCGCTTTCCTTCCATGTGTTTCCATTAGCAATACATTTACCTAAACCAGTAAGAGCATAAGTTTTACCTTCTTCTGGTTTATCATAAGTAGTCTCTTTAGTTTTTTTTAAGCCATCGCCAGTATATTCATACTCTGTAATTTTAGTAACTGGATCTGGTTTATTATTATAAACAACTTTTTTAGACATTACGCAGCCTCCTTAACTTTCATAACTCTTGTTATTTTTTCTGGGTATCTTTTTTTTTCATCCTCATCATCGTTAGTTTCAAAAGGAACATACCAAACATCAGCACCAGCAGAGATAGTTTTTGTAGTAACATCTTTACCAGCAACTAATCTTTTGGTTAATTTTATTTTGTAACAAGCATAATATTTGTCATCACAAGATCCTTTATCTACAACAGTACCTTCAATAAAACTTGCTTTCTCTCCAAATTGAGCAAAATCGTAAGCTCTAATTTTATCTCCGAGATCAGCAACATTTTCAAACATCATTAAGCAGCCTCCTTTTTTATAACACATTCACAACACGCTAAAGTTATTTGAGTTTTATCTTCTGTGTTAATAAATTTGTGTTTGGTTTGTTTATTACATCCAACTCGACATTGTGTGAAACAATATTCATTTTTTGGTTTTTTATCCCAGACAAATAAAGTCTTACCAATAACTTTGGATGACTTGTTTTTTTGTGGAAGGATTTTTTGTGTAAAGTATTTCTCTAATGCAGAGTAGGTAGTGAACTTTTTTTTCTGAAAGTTTTTAACCATACAATATATATAGTTACCTATCTGGCAATAGTCAAGATATAGATTTGCCAATCTGGTAAGTTTATTTAGGCGTAGGAGGGGTATTACTAAAGTTAATTAGTTTAGAATAGTTCTAAAGTAAAATATCTAGGCTTCTATTTTACTTAATTGGTCTTGCAGACTTATAACAGCAATCAATTTTGAATGAGCTGTTTTACTTATAGCCGCAATCCCTGGAGGATACATTCCCCCATTTTTTGCTTTAAGTCTCGTTATCTTTGCGTTCAGAGACTTTCTTTCTTTCTCGATCTGACTTATTTTTTGTGTCAGATGTTGGTAATGATTTATCATTACTTACCTCTTTTATTCTAGCGAACTCAAAGCTAACAGTTTTACCATCAACTTCATATTTAGCTGCATCGCTAGGTATGGTTTGTTTTGCAGCATCAGAAACAGAATTAAAAACTTCACTTGCTGTAAAGTTTGCGCTTCCATTCCAGAATTTTTCAATCTTCTTGTTCATTTGGATAATCACGTTCTAAAATTATTTTTAAATAGTGGATTGCCTTTTTAATATCTTCAGATTTATTTTTATTTTGATGTCGGCACACATATTTTACAACATTTCCTTCAGCAAACAATAGTTTATTTTCACTTATAAAATAAGCTGGTTCCACTTTCATTTTTTTATAATGATTTCCTTGGATCTGCTCTCCTAAACATTCATAATTAAATTCTTTAAAAATATCTGGATGCGTCATTGCTTTATTATCTGAATGCTTCTTGCTTTTCCTGGTAATCTTTTTATCCATTTTCTATCTTCTAACTGGCTTACTCTTTTGTTAATCGAATTTTTTGATTTTAAACCTACCGCCATCTTCATTTCTTCATAAGATGGCGATATGTTTTTCTTTGCAATATAGTTTTTAATAAACTTAAAAAGTTTAAGTTGCTTTGCAGTTAAACCATATTGATCCATTCTGTATTACCAGGGAGCATCTTCAAGAACTGGAGCTGCTGGTTGCGCTGGTGCGCCATTTCCAGTACCCGTTTTCTTGATAGTAATCTTTAAAGATTTATCTTCTTGGATATAAGCAGATGCTTCCATCCATACTCCATCAATAGTAAAGTTTTTTCTGTACGGCTTACCCGTTTTTTTATTAACACTTTCACTATCTGTTAAGATAAGATCTGGTCTATTTTTAGTAGATGGATCTTGCGGATTTTTATCTCCGTTTCTTTTCAAACTAAATGTTGCCACCCAGTTTGGATCTAGTGGTTTTTTAAAATCAGCCATATATATTTATCCTTTCGTAAATTGCTGTTTTCTATCTACAAAGGCTTTTTTTAATTTTTCAAACCTAGGTAAATCTTGTGTTTTAAGCTCTGTTAAAAATTTTTTATTTTGACTTTTTAACTGCTCTAAATTTGCTTGGTGGGTACACCTTTCAATTCTTTGCATGATTATAGCTGCATGATCTAATTTAATACCCGTGTTTTCATTGTTGTTAAATTTTTCATTTGGCATTTCTTGATCTGAATACACGTTGCCGTGAATACCTAATGCTTTTAGTATGACACGATCCACAGCTCTTTTTTCTGCAACAGCTATTGGATATTCAAACTGGTTATTTTTAGGAGATACTTCTCCTAATGAATAAAATTTTTTCTGATTGTATAGAGCTGCTGCTTTAACTACGGCTACATCTTTTTCTAAATTACAATTAACCAAATCAATATTAGTTTCGATATTGTAAAGTTGAGCTAATTTTTCTACCTCTAAATGTTTGATAATCCATTTGCCTGGCTTATGTTCCCACATTCCACCATTTTTTTTTAATTTTTCTAAATAACTTTCAAGTGCGTTTAAATTAATAACTTTACCCATTTTTATTTTCTTTCGCATAGCCAGAGTTTGAATGAAGGTAAAAGAATACTGCTGTATTAAAACCTTTGTCGTGCATCGCTACACGATCACTCTGGCTATATTTAACGAAACTAACTAACGCTAAAGAGAGAGCT